TTTCCATTACATTTTGGACATTCTTTCTTTTCAGAAACTAATGGTTCTGGTTTAATTACATCAATAACTTCAGCAAAAGTGTTTCCATCAGCATCCTCAATTTTTACATCTTCACTAACAGACTTCCATCCACCACCCGCTTTTTTGTACTCCTTTGCTGCCCAACCATTTGCATAAGCAGAAGGGTAAACATCAAATTTTGATTTTGCCTTTGCTATCATTCTTGACCAAAGAGAAGGGTTGGTGGGAACATTCTCCTCACTAATCACTTCTGCTTCCATTTCAAGTAGAATTTTATCAACTAGAGAAATTTCTTCCTTATTTATTTGAGGTAAGGATACTCCTGCCATTCTAGCAGCAGTTTTTTGTTCACCTCCAGTTCCTCTTTTTGCAAGGGTACGTATTTTCTTTGCCTTTTCTGCTTTTCTTGCATCTGATGATGTATGGGTAATTTCAAAACTTGCTTCACTCACCTTAACGCAAGAACCTTCTTCATAATCTGCAGTTCCTGATTTTTTTCTATATCCTTTCCAACAAGGACCTTTTTTTGCTTCATCCATAGATTCTTGAGAATCATGCTCACCACTATCAACATAATCTGCTGCAGTATCAATGTAATCTGCTGCTTTGGTGATTTTTGATTGGACCCATGCCTCAATATTCCCTTCACCCTTCATTTTTGCTTTAAGACGCTTTACTGCATTTTCAATGGTGGAAAGTTGAGATCTTGCCATAGAATATTCATGGTCTTTTTGGTTTTTTTCTTCACCAATATTATTAGAAACCATTTTCGGTTTTCCTCCTTTACCTGGACGATCTGCTATGGGGTCTTTTTCTCTTTTTCTTCTTACCGCAGCAGCAATTTCTTTCTTAGACATTTTTGCTGCTTTTTCTTTTGAAAGGCACTTTGGTTTTGGACCCTTACCATCATCATCTTTTCCACGAGCACATTTTCCAGTTCTTTCACCTTTGGTGTTGTATTCATCCCAACCGCCACCACCGACTCCACCTTCACCGCCTGTTCCGAACCATTTTCCAAGATCTTCGTTCATTTTACTGGATTGGATTTTGTTTCTTCACCTCTAGCTCTTTTATCTCTACCTGCACAATGTGCTTTCTGAGAAAATCCTTTTGGATTTAAGCAATCTATACTCTTTTTATATTTATTAGACCAACTTTCTTTGAACTGCTTAAATGTCTTCATCTTCTTTTTGTTGTTTTAACAACTTATTAAGTTCTGCTGTAGAACCGATGAACAATGCATTATTAGTAACATTTGTTGGACCTTTAGATGATTTATCTTCTTCAATGTCTTTTAATTTTTTCTGAAGATCCATTAATTTATCAGTAGCGTCAGAGACACTCTTAATTAATTGTCCAGCAACTTCGTATGCTCTTGGAGCATCTGTTTCCTGCGCCAATTCCAATATTCCATTAATTGCTTCTTGACCCTTTTCTATTAGAGAATATAAATTTCCTCTAGTATACTCATAGTCTTTTACAATCTCAGTTTTGGATTTTTGTGAATTATGTACTTCCACATCAACTCTTTTAGCAATCTTTAATTCATCTTTGAGAATATTATTCTCAGTATTGAATGTGTCATTCAAATCCTTAAATTTTTCTATGTCTTTCATAAGAAGCTATCATCAAATCCAAAATCATCTGTAGGTTGTACTAGAGCATTATCTGCCGAATTAATTTCAAATACCTCAGTTCCTGAGACGTGAGCTGTTATTGGAGTTCCATATTCACCTCTAGAAACTGTAATTTTGTTTCCTGATTTGGATTTCACAAAGATGGTTTCACTATCAATTGTAATGTAACTCTTTTGTTGCACTGCTGATGCATCTGTTAAGGTAAAGGTACTACTTTCAAGTGTAATGTCTTCTCCTAGAGTTGTAATAGAAGAACCTGTGTAGTTCTTTGTTGCTTTTGGTTCAACAACGTAGGTAAGTTCTCTGGTAGGAGACTTTGTTCTTTCTCCAGAAACATAACCAATAGAAACTTTTCTGATAATATCTGCAGATTTGTTTTCGGATACTGGACCAAAAATATATGTTTTTGCTGTAAACTTTAGAGTATAAATTAGTGCTCTTCTGGTAGAAAAATCGCCCTCATAATCATCTTCCATTACAATAGAATCCATTGTTACTGGAACATCTCTTTTTTCTCCAATAAGAGAAATTAAATCAATTGAGATATTGTAAGATGGTTGAAAATATGGTAGAATTTGTTCAACAATCTGGAGCATGTCATCATTGCTCTTTGTCATAATAGACAAATCAAATTCCACATTATATGGAACTGGCATGTAAGTCTTTCTTACATCAGACTTATTGTCTTTATTGACCGAAATAAATGATTGTGTTGTTGAAAGTTTTCTTGATGGGTCATAATTAATTCCCACCATTTCGAAGGAAAGTCTTGGTAGAGTAATTTGAGTTGGTCTATTTAGATCGGGAGATTGCTCCAATCTTGCCAAAAACTTTTGAGTTGGACCATAAGCAATGGGAACTTCCACAATAGATGTAATATTTCCCGATCTATCTTTCCTTTGAATTTCAATTCCATTAAAAAGAGAACCGAATCCAATCACCGTTTTTCGTAATATCTCGTGATAAAAATAATCAAACATAATTGCGTCCTATAAACTATGGAGTCCCGAATGGATTTGACTCTGTAAAATCTAATATCAAATCCGATTCCGTTTGAATCTCATCATTCTGAGAGTAGGAATCATCGTTAGTTGTATTTATCGAAGAAACCTGGTACATTGCTTGAGAAGTGTCTCCGACAATAATTTCTCCACCAACAAAATCGCCTTGAATATTTTTAAGTTCTAGAACATTAGTAGAAGAATTCCAAGAATTCACTCTTGCAGTTACGCTATTTGCAAGTCCAGTTACAGTCTCATTGTAAATAAAACTTCCAGTTCCAATCAAGTTTGGAGCAGAAATTGTAATGGTTGGTGTTGAACCATATCCAACTCCAGCATTTGTAATTCTAATTTCAGTAATAGAACCATTTTGTACAATTGCTCTAGCAGTAGCAGCAGTAGATGCAGAACCAACAAAAGTCACGCTAGGTTCTGAATAATATCCTGAACCACCTGAAGTAACTGTAATCACTCCAACAATTCCATCTGATATTGAAGCATATGCCTCAACACCTTCTCCACCACCCCCAATAAATGCAATCATTGGTGCCTGAGTATACCCATATCCAGAGTTTGTGAGTTCAACTCCTTGGACTCTATATCCAGTTCCTAAAGTATCACACTGATCTACAATACCACTGATAAGAGTAGCTATTCCTGCAGCAGTACCTCCAACTTCTGGAGATGATGATATTGCTACTCTTGGAGCACTTGTATAATTTCTACCTCTGTTTGTTATAGTAATATAAGAAACTCCACTATCAATTATTCCCGCAATAGCAGTTGCAGTAGAACCAATTCCAAGTACGTTTAGTGTTTGTATGTATCCATAATCTTCTATAACATCATCAATATTATCAACATCAGTATCGATAACTTCATCACCATATCGGAATAGTTCGCATCTCAATTCATACACATAATTTTTCTGTAGTTGATAAAATGGACTTTCGTGCTCAACATACTTAATTTCAAATATTTTATTTCCTAGAGGAAAAAATATCAAATCTCCCTCTTTTGGTCTAGTTGGTAGTTCAATATTTGAAATATTTTTTATAAGCGGTGTAATATAGTTTTCAAATCTTTCCTTCGATATTACTAAAGTTAAGTCATCTAAATCTTGTATGCCAAATTTAGATAAAATCGTACCTTGACCACCATATCCATCATAAGAAGATACATAAGCTTCTATTGGATATGCATTTTCAAATCTAGATTCTATTACTTCTTCAATGACAGTATTTTTTGTCATGTATTTTCTGGGCATATAATAAACTTCCACCCCATACATTCTCAACTGCTCATTTATTAAATCTTGAAGTAAGCCTTGTTCTCCAGAAGAACCTTGAAGAAAAAATGGATTTAACATAACATCATCCTATCATATCTAATGGTGGCATTTCATAATAAGATGACATCCTTTCCATTAAATCGTCAATTTCTTTTTGAGCATCATCATATATTTGTCTACCATTAAATTCTATTCCTCCGGGAAGTTTTAAAAACTTCC